CCAGCCATAGAGCATCGCCCTCCTTCCTTCCAAATTTCACTTTTCATTTCGCGATTTTGCACGCGTGACCCCCGCGCCGTTCCCTGGGAGCCATACGTATAGAGATTTGCACCGCCCCTACCCGCGATGGTTTCCCCAATAGTCCCCTCTCTTCGCGTGTATGGTTGAGTGACACGACTTGCACAGCGCGATCAGATTGCTACGATCATGCGTGCCACCTTCACTCAATGGCTTCTTGTGGTGTATCTCTTCAGTAGGCACGATAATTCCACGTTCAAAACACAACTCACAAAAGGGATGCTCCGCAGCATACTTGTCACGGATCCGCTTCCATGCACGACCATATCTCTTCTTCGTAGACTTATCCCTGCCGTACTTCTCATAGTTACTGTTGCTCAGCTTCTCATGCTCTTCACAGAATCTTTTGTCTGTCAGCTTCGGGCATCCGGGATAAGAGCATGGATGCTTCGGTTTCCTTGGCATCATTCCACCTTCTTTCCCATAGAAAAAGCCGCCACGGTATTTTGCTCCGTAACGGCTCTCTCATCTTTCGCTTTTGCCAGTTTAACATTATCACATAGGCTTACTTTATCGAACTTGATTTTACTGTATTGTTTCCGGAATCGTTATTTCATCCAGAGCATTCCTGTGAAGGCGGAATACATTATCGATACCGTACCCAAGCTCAATGGCGATCTCTTCCCATCTCATATAGGACAAGTACCGCAGTTCCAGTATCGTCTGAAGCTCTGCACTCTCCACTGCTTTGATCCTGCGAATGATATCCTTCTTCAGTTCCACAAGCTTCATCATATCCTGATTGATCTCGTTCTCCAGGTCGATGATCTTGATAATGGCATCTTCCATTCTGGAGCCATCCCTGTTCGGGCTCTTCGGCATATCCGAATATGTCACCGTTGCCTTTGTGGCCAGGTCATGAAGATCCTCGATCTGACCCAGCTTACTCTCGATCCGCTGGTTCAGTCCGAAGGCCTGTGATAAATATTTCTTTGCTGCTATCTGATGCTTGTTCATACGCTACCTCCGATCGGATTTATTTTTCTTCCCTCGGATTGACTCTGATTGTCTTATTTCGTCCTGAAGCCTCCGGATCAGGTATTCCCCGTCAACATCGGTCAGTATGCTGTACCAACCGGAACGGAAGAACTTCTCAATCTCCAAGGCTTCGCTGATTGCCTCTCTGTTTTTCGGATGAGCCTTGATCTTCTTCAGCGCCACCCTGTAATCGGATACTGCCTGTAAAACGATAGCATTCGCCAATCGCTCATACGGATCCTCCGCCAGATTCTTACTTCCTGCCATAGGCACTCACCTCAGCTTTTACGGCATCGATCAGTCTGGACTGTGTATCGCCTTTATGCGACAGCGCCTTCAATATCCTCTCATCAATTGTGTCTGCCGTAATAATATGCTGCACCACGACCGTTCCGGATTCCTGTCCCTGTCTCCAAAGCCTTGCGACAGTCTGCTGGTAAAGCTCCAGGCTCCATATCATGCCGAACCACACCAACGTATTACCGCCGCTCTGAAGATTCAATCCGTGTCCTGCAGAAGCCGGATGAATGAGTCCTACTTCCAGTCTTCCTGCATTCCAATCCTCGATGCTCTGATCTGAATCAAGCTTTCCGTAAACAACACCCAGGGCATCAAGCCTCTCAACAATTCTTGTCAGGTCATGCTTGAACCAGTACGCCACAAGAATGTTCTTTCCGTTTGCCGCCTCGATGATATCCTCCAAAGCATCCAGCTTCTTATCGTGAATGAACTCGATACCACCGGCATCGGAATAGACTGCACCATTTGCCATCTGTGTCAGCTTCCCCGAAAGCGTCGCTGCATTTGCAGCTGTCACTTCACCGCCCGGAAGATTGATCACCAAGTCACTGGCCATCACCTCATACTTCTCGCGTTCATCCTCATCCAAATAGACCGGATATTCCGAACTTATGAGTTCCGGCATCTTCAGGTGATCGGTTCCCTTCATGGAAATCGTGATATCGGAGATCCTGTCATAAATCCTCTTATCGGCACCCTTCCGGAGCCTGTAACTGTAAACAATCGGACCGTTCGTCTGATCCGGCACAAAGTATTCAGCCCTGTACTGGCTGATAAACCTTCCCAGTCTCTCTCCCTTATCCAGAACCTTATATTCTGCAAAGAGATCCATGAGTCCGTTGCTGGAAGGTGTTCCGGTCAAACCGACAATTCTTTTCACCTTTGGTCTTACCTGCATCAATGCCTTGAACCTCTTCGCCTGCCAGTTCTTAAAAGATGACAGCTCATCGATCACCACCATATCGTAGTCAAATGGCAATCCGCTTTTCTCAATCAGCCAGGGAACGTTCTCCCTGTTGATAATGTAAATGTCCGCATCCGCCTGAAGCGCTTTCACCCTCTCTGCTGCCGTACCAACTGCTATGGAATACCGAAGCCCACGCAGCTGATCCCACTTTTGTATTTCCGCAGACCAGGTATGCTTTGCCACTCGAAGCGGTGCGATGATCAGCACCTTTGTCACCTCAAAGCTGTCAAACATCAACTCATTAAGCGCCGCCAGTACAATGCTGGTCTTGCCCATACCCATGTCAAGCAGAATCGCCGCTATGGGATGCTCCTTTATGAAATTGATCGCATATATCTGATAATCATGTGGATTGTATTTCATCCAGTATTCCTCCAATCTGCTCCGGATCATCAAGTACATAGACCCGGAAGCCTAATTTCATCAGAAGCCGGTGCCGTGAAACCTGCAGAGGCCTTGGACGCTCGCCCGGAGCCTTGACCTCCACAAGTCCAAAATGTCTTCCCGGAAGAAGCACGATCCGATCAGGCATTCCGTCAAATCCCGGCGACACCCACTTCGGGCAGATGCCGCCTCTGGACTTGACCGCCAGCACCAGCTTTTTCTCAACTTCTTTCTCTCGCATACTCAGCCCATGCTTCATCAAATGCGTCCATGCATCCGCTGCAGGCGTGACAGGCTTCCAAGTACTGACGGATCTTCTTTTTCCCTCCGTCACGTGGAAATTCGCTGTCTTCTTTCATGTCTCTCGCAAGGTCGCCCACCGGTGCCATTGTGTTTATGTGCTTCTTTAATATCCATCTGTAAAAGCTCATCGCTATACCTCCATCAAAATTTTGGTGCAGGGGGTGCATGACACTGTATAACCCTCTCTACAGGAAATTTTTCAAGGTTTTCCCTGTACGCGTATTAATGTAAACATCCTGCATACCCTGCACCTTTTTACCGAAGTGCAAGATGAAAACAGAGATAAACTCCGTTTCCGTCCTGCACCAGTTCACATTAATCCGCAAAGTCCGTGTCTTTGAGCTGCAATCCCTGCACCCACATACCGGACTTTTTCTTCTTACGCATAAAACCACGCTTCTCAATCTCAGCAATGAAGTCCGCATTGTTGCGGGCATACTCTCCGGTACGCAGGCAATATGCCCGGTACTCCTGATAAAGATCCCCGGACTTCTGCTCCAGACCAACTCCGGTCACACAGCAATCCTCCAGAAAATGGCTGAGCCAATCGTTCATGCCGCGATACTCAGCAATAGCGTTCGCCACCACCTTCGGCGGTTCGATCTTGAACTCACGCTCGATAACCTTTCTGGCACCTTCGATAATCCAGCTCATAACCGCCGGACCTGCATTGTTGAAAAGGTAGTCAGCATAATTCTTGATATCCGACGAACCCTCAATCTTTGCATGGAACGGGATTACGATCAGTCTTCTCCATGTACCATCATCGGATGCACTGACCTTCGGCAGATGGTTCGTGTAAAGCACCGCAGTATGTGAGGGAGTAAAGTCAAAAGGATCCTTGAACTTCTTCTCACCTCTGATCTGATCCGTAGAACACAGCTGCTTCAATATAGAAGTAGAAAGCCTTGTTCCCTCTTCCAGCTCAGCGGCAATGATGAGGCGTTTTCCTTTAAGCTCCGCGATCTCAGGCTTCACGTTCCTTCTGCAATTCGCTGTAAGGGAATCTGCCGACATCGCTCCGGAATATGTCCCCAGGACTCTGGATATTGTGTTCCAGAAGGTAGACTTACCATTACGGCCTTCACCGTAGGCAATGATGAGAGCCTCCACATAAACCTTCCCGACCGCTGCCATACCTACCGTCATCTGCACATAATCGATCAGATCCTGATCACCGCAGAAGAACAGCTTCAGTGCATCCTCCCAAAGCTGTCTGCCTTCATCGCCCGGAGCACAATTCGTGATCTTGGTAAGAAGATCCGTCGCCTTATGTGGCATCATCCCGTTTACGCCTTTTGCCAGATCATAGGTACCACCGGGTGTATTCAGGTAATTCTCCTGAGCATCGAACAGGTTGATGTCCGTTGCCACCATCGGCTTCGCTGTGTTCTGTGTATCCGCGATGTGTTTATAGTTCCGATACTTCATGACGAACCCGTAATATGCTCGTGCGGCTTGCAGTTCTCCGAAGGCTTCCGCATTCTGTGGCGTGATCAATTTCTCCAGAGCTCTTCCGCCCTTCCGAACTGTAATTTCATCCAATGATGGATCCACGGCCAGCATATGTGCCACCGCAGTCTCAAACTGATCTCTCGACTCCACCAGCTGCATATCCAGGAATTCCTCGACTGCTCCAACAGCCTTCTGCCGGTTCTCTCTCCAGCACATGCCGTCATAACTTAAGAACTGTGTTGCATCTGTATACAGAAGCTCATCGCGGTATTCCTTGATCAAGGCCTTTGCCTCTCCCATATCGGAGAAGTCCTCCGGCTTCAGGGAATCGAATTCCGAATTATACTCATCCGGCTCCACATATCCCGGCTGTGTGCAGACCGTGTTCTTATAGAACTTCACTGCACTGTTCCAGATCGTGTTCAGCTCATCCTCCGGAAGAGGCGGATCACATCTTCTCGCATGAAGCTCAAACGCTTCCCTTGCCCTGTCCGTCACGCCGTACTTCTTCAGAACTCTCCCGGCGAATCGGCTCATCGTGTTATTCCTGCTGCCTTCCAGGATCGGTCCGGTGCAGCTGCCGGCATCTTCATTTTTCGGTTCTTCATAGTCAGGCTCGACTTCTTCATCGATAGTCATCCATCCTTCATGCCAGACCACTTCACCGGCATCCGCTCCGAAGATGAACCTTGCAGCATCCAGCGCATTTCCATCGAAGAAGTCAAAACGTTTCTTAATTCCTCTCTTAAGTGCTGCATACCAGCTTGCATCCGTCGTCTCCGTAATCTGGAAATACACATGGAACTTCGGTCTTGCTGCCTTTCCGTCCTTCACCTTCATGTGGTTACGGCTGAAGGCAATTACATAGGAAATATCCGGCAGCATCCGATCCAGCTTTTCCGGTGTGATCCACTCTGCAGGATCCTCGGTGTGATCATTGTCGATATCCATCACCACCACATCCGATCTGGCAAAGTTTCCGATGCTTCGATAATTACCTTTGTACTCAGCGCAGACATGATCGAACCGGACTGCTTCCCGCATTTCCTCCGGCGTGGTCACCACCCTCCGGTTCGGATAGCTGCAGTTCGCGGCCTGCCCGGTGCAGTCTGCTGTAAACATGGTTATCTGCATACTTCAAACCTCTTTTCTTAAAAAGTAAGGACATAGAGTCCTCCTAACTTCCTAAGCGCCCTGCAGCTCAGATTTTCCGGTCAGCCCGCAGATTTCTTTCACAAAAATAAGCCGGCAGCGAATCGCTTCCTTTTTATAGCGACACGCCACCGGCAATCTTTTTCAAAAAATATTCCCTCCGACCGGAAAAACAATCCTCAAACCCGCTTAGGAAGATAGAAAGGCCAAGAGCCAATCGGAAAGAGAGGTGCTGCAGATGCAGAAAGAATCTACTGTGAACAGCCAGCCGGATGAGGCTATCGATGAAGAGCTGATCGACACACTGATCGCCATCAGCGTTGTAGCAAAACGACTGGCGGCCAACCTGAGAAAACAGAATAAAGAAAACGGAGG